GCTAGTCGGAATCGGAAGAGCCGCTCTGGACGGCTTCGGAGTTTCCCTCGGCCCGCTTGACGGCGTACTTGCCCATGCCGGACAGCTCAAGCGCCTTGTCCGCCAGGCGGGCCACTACAGCGCCAGACTTCTTGCCCAGCTCGGCAATGTCCCTGTTCGAGTACAACCGGTTGAAGTGCTCATCCACCAGAGCGAACGAGACGACCTTCTCGCGATAGGTCTTCAGCGACTCCACCCTGACCTGCGCGCCCTCGCCCTGAGCGACAACGGAACCGGCCTCGATGTACCCACGATCGGCCGAAGTCAGCTCCACGATGCGGACCTCAGCGCCCTCGCCCCATTCCGGGACGGGTACGTCCTCCCACTTGCGGTCGACTGCCGCATCGATCTGTGCCCTGCCGAGTAGCGCCATACTCTCGCCTGCCTGTCAGCCGGTCGCGGCAAGGTCAGGCCTGCCGGAAATCTTGAAGGTGACGTCGCGTTCCATACGGTCGTCTACGGGGAAGCTGTCGCCGAGGTCGGTGATCAGCGCGCTGAACGTCCACGTGTGCTCGTCGGCCTCACCGGGGAGGATAACGATCTGGTAGTTGCGCAGCGGCTTCTCCTCGAAGTCCGCGTCGAGGGCGGAGATCTGTGCGGACGCCGGATCGTAGTTGATGGTGGCGGTGACCTCGCCGCCGTCCTTCAAACCCTTGACGAACTCCCGGTATTGGTCGGGGCTGTCGTGGGCGGTGACCTCGATGGCTTCACGGGACCGTGACGGGCCGCTGAGGTCGGAGACGTTCGCGATGACCGTGTAGGAGCCGCCGCCCGTCGTGTCCCGCTTGAGTTGGCTACCAAAGGCGTCGCGCCCGCTCACGGGTCAGCTCCCCAGCTCGAACACGCCGACCGTCACCGAAGTGACAGCACTGTAGGTGATCGACGCGCGGCCCGTCGCCCCACGGAACACGTTCGCCAGCGGCACGATCCCGATGTCGCCGGCCGCGATGACGTACGCGCCGTCTGCGACCGCCAGCCCCGACACAGTGCCCGGCGCCACGATCGTCACCGTCTTCGCCGACGCGTCCCCGTTGGAGACGACGAAGAACTTGCCCGGCCCTACCTGTGCGGTGTCGCCGCCCGCTGTCGCCGCGGCAAGCCCGGCCACCACGTCGATGGTCCCGGATGCGACGGAAATGGTTGTCGTACTCAGATCTGCCATGACTCCTCCTAGCTGTTCGATGCCCAAATGTCGACGATGTCGACACGGTGGCGGACGCTGCGGTCCTGATCCGGAACCTTCCGTGATTCGACGTGGTGCACCATCCACACCGTGTGCGAGGCGACGTGCGGGTCGAGCGCCCGATGCCCATGATCCAGCAAGGCGACGATCCGCGCACCAATCAGGTTCTCCGGCCGCGTGTTCCTCGCCCGCACATCCCCCTGCACATAGGTGTGGATGCGGGCGCGCACCACCCGGCCAGGATCATCATGCGTACCGTCCGGCGTCGACGACGTCTCCGGCACCACCACGAACGGATACTGGCGGGCGTTCAAGTCCGGTACCTCGTCGAGGACGTCCCGAACCGTCTGCATGACCGCCGGATCGGCGCGCAGCAGCGACCACAGCCCGCGCTGCACCGCCTCAGACGGATCGACCGTGACCACGACTATTTCCTGACCTCGGTCTCAACCTGCTTCACCAGACGGCGCCGGGACCCGGCGAGGACCTGGGCGATGATCTCCTCCATGCCGACGTACTCGCCGTAGTCGACCCGCCCCACCCGAGGATCGTCCACACCGCCCGCGACGACCAGCACCTTCTTCCCCGCCGGCTCGACCCGCACCGAATCCCGCAGCGCACCCGTATCCACCGGCGTCTTCGCCTTGATGTCCTTCACCAGGCCCTCGGCGCCCTCGGTGAGGGCCCGCTCGCCGCGCACCAGCCTGTCGTCGAGGCTGCGGCGCAGCTTGCCGACCGCGCCCTTCACATCAAGCCGCTTGCCCTTGCTGCCTGCCATATCAGACCGTCCTCACTCTCGACCTGCCGCGCCCGTACTCGATGTCCGCCTGCTCGCGCAGATCGGCGAGGCCGACACCGCGGACTTCGCGCTCGCCCTCACCCTTGCCGATGGTCCGCGCGTACCCGGTGCGTTCCTGCACGAGCGAGGCCATGGCTTCGGCAATCGTCAGATCCTGTACGAGCGGCGGGGGCGTCCACCGCAGTACATCGACCGGAGCTGTGTGTGCTGCTGCGGTGGTGCCGAGGGCGCCGCGGCGGACGGTAAGCCGACGGGACACGTACACGTCGGCCCCGTTGGCGTGTGCTTGGAGGGTGGTGCCGTCCCATGCCCGTTTCACGACGAGTGTCGTCCCGGCCACGTCGGTGATCAGCATGCGTTCCGCCCCGATCAGCAGCACCTCGCCCGCGTTGAACCCGCCAGTGCTGACGGTGATCGACGATTCGCCGTCCACCGCGACGGCCGCGCCGAGGTTCTCCGTCGAGTCGAGGAACGACCTGCCGGTCACCGACATGCGCTCGGTCTCAAGACGCAGCAGGTTCCCCACCCCGACCAGCGACCCATTCGACACGTCAACGGTCGTCGTCGAAGAGTTGACCGTCGTGGCGAGGCTGCCCGCCGCACTCTCGTCGTTGCGGTACCCGTACAAGCCGAGAATGGAGATCGACCGCTGGTGTGTGCTGCCTGCGGAGAACGCGTTCGTCGCAGAGATGTCGAGTTCAAGGCGCAGGAACGGCGGCCCGTCATCGGGGCGGAGGAAGTACTCCGACGCCGAGAAGGTGGTGCCCCCGGACGTCAGCGTCGTCACGGAAATCAGCTCGTGCTGGCCCAGGTACAGCTTCCACGGCGTGCCCAGCGGCGCCCGCCACGGCGGGTAGTCGAACGTCATGGTGCGGATCTCGGGGTAGAAGCGGCGCACCAGGAGGCCTTCCACACTGTCCGTGGCAGCCCTGAGGACGCGGTCGATCTGCGCCTCGGCGCGCGACGTCTCCAGAATGTCGAGGGCATCCTTCACGTCCTCACGGGATGCGTAGGTGACACCTTGCCGATCCACTTAGATCACCCCACCGGCCGCTGTTGCCCGCGCGCTGGTGCCCGCGGTAGCGAAGTTGAGTGTCAGCGACACCGGGTCGTCGTGGGTTTGGATGACCATCAGTCCTGTCGATACCGAGTCGGTCACCGACGTACCTAGAGTCGCCGTCACCGACACGGCGGGCGTCGCGAGCGCCAGGCCCACAATCTCGTCACCGTCGGCGAAGTTCGCCGCTTTACCAACCACGGCAATGTACGGGTGAGATTCCTTCGCCGCGGTAGAACCTGAGGCGGTCAGTGAAGCGGCGAGAGTGACTGTGCCATGCCAGCGGGAGTTCGCGGGCACCGTAAGGAACGTGGCGCCGTTCACGGTTGTCGAGCCCGCCATCACAACACCTCCTGTCGCGTCATAACGCGGTCTCCAGCCAGACCGAGAGAATCTTCCATCGCTGGTCGACGTCTCCGGACACAGTGTTGAAGACGACGCCTTGTCCCGGAAGGCAGATGAAGCCGTCGCCAGGCGCCTGCACTGTCGCGCTGACTGCACCGCCGATGCCGGTGGTCTGTGGTGGCTGCCACGAGCCCAGACTGTGCACGAACGTGGCATCGGTGGTCACGGACGGGTTGCCGACGCGGACTTCTGCGGCCGGATTGCCGTGCAGCGTATTGAACCGGTTGACCGCAGCCGGTGTGATCTGCGTCCCCCCGGAGGCGGCTGTGATCCTGTACGCCGCCAGAGACTCCGAACCACCCGCCCCGCCGACCGCATACACGGAGATATCCGCCTGAAGGAACACCAGCACCTTCACGCTCGACACCGGGTTGAAGATCGACAGAAAGTTGTTTGCCGCGACCACGCCCGGGGCGTCGCGAATGCCGTGGAAGTAGATCGGCGGCCGGTACACGCTCACGTCGCGACACCCCCATTCCGGTCAGACCAGCCCGACCATCGACTTCACGACTGCGGCGCACCATCGGCGTCACCCGTCGATGTACCGATCTCCGGGCCGCCATCCATCAAAGGGACAGTAGAGCTCTCCGTCCCATCCGGAGAGGAGAGGCTCCCCGTCATTGGAGCAGGCCTCCGGCTGCCGCGTCCGCTCTTCCGCGAGCTCGGCAGCTGCTTCTCTGGTGATGCTTCTGAGCTGCTCCCAACTGATGGCCGCTCACCACCCTCACTCGCCTGGTCCGCTGCCACCGCAGGCGCGGCCTCAGTCTCGGCAGCAGCGGCGCTCTCGGTCGCGGGCACGCCGCCCGCATTGCTCGGGCCGGCCGCCCTTCGAGCCTTCGGCATGAGCCCTTCCTCCACATCCCAATCGTCCTTGTGACAGCGGGGGCAGCGCGTGAGCGCCAGCCCCCACATGCCCGAACAGCCACGGCACCGCCACACCGTCATGCAGGCACCGCCTCGATGATCACCCATGCCACCACCGACGTATCCGTACCGCCAGCAGACGTGATCGTGAAATTGGTGCCCGCATTCCGGGCCGTCACTCCGACCGCCTGAGGTACTGACACCGTGCCCAGCGACTGCACCGTCAACTGGATACGCGAGTTCGCGCTGACCTCCGTCGTCGCTACCGTCGCCGCACCAGCCACCAGAGTCGCCACACCCGAGCGGGCGTTCGTGCCCTCCCGCAGGTTCAGGCCGCCGCCGGCGACATCACACACGAAGTCGCCTTCGGTGACCATCGTGTTGACGGTGTGCAGGCGTGTCGACCCGTCCCGGAACAACGCCACATCGACCGGCGCCGACCCGGACCCGAACTCGATCCGGCCGTTCGCGTTGACGACCATCTGCGGCTGACTGTCGCCGTCCACGCGCACCGTGAACATGTCGTCACCGGACGCCGCGCCCTGCAAATGCAGGGCGCCCGTCAGGCGCAGCACACCCGCCGAGTCACGGAACAGGACCGCATCGGCGACACCCGACGAGTTGAGGAACTCGATCCGCCCGTCCCGTACGATCATCCGCTTGCCGATGACGACCGGCTCCACCGCAGGGTTCTGCGGCACTCCGGCGATCGTGCCGCCCTGATCCCTCGACGCCTTCGGCATCCGCTCCTCCTAGATCAGGCCGCGACCAGCGTCGCGCCGTCATCGAGCGGAATCCAGAAGACCACCCACGTGATCTCGCCGTCCGTGCCCGCAGACACCGACTGGATCTGCCCCACGGGAATCGGCACGATGCCCGACAGGGACACCGTCGACACGGTGGTCGTGGACCCGCCGGTGATCGCCGCCGCCGGACTGGCCATGCTCAGCACCGCACCGGCCGGGGTGTCGTTCGTTCCCAGATCCGTTGCGGTGCACAGATCCATGGTGGTGCCGGTCGTCGGGTTCGACACCAGCTTGTAGGAGTTGGCGACCGTGATCGCCGTCCCGACGAAGCCGTAGACCGCGGTGATTCCGACCCGCCCACCGGCCACGGTGAAGAGAGACACGGTGGTTGCGGCGAGCGTGCCCGTCGACTTCGACGCCCGCTGCCCGAGGTTGATCAGCCGCAGCTGATCCGCCTGAATGAGGACGCTCATATCAGGCCCCCGCTGCGGCGAGCTTCGCCGGGTCGCGCTGAACCACAAGGTCGTACGGCAGCGCGTTGACGGTGCCCGCGCCGGTCGAGGCGACCTTGATGAAGTCGTAGCCGTCCGACAGCTCCGCGCCCGCCACGTGGATCACGGCGGCGTTCTGTGTCGCCGCTGCCGCCGTGGTGACGGTGGATCCGGCTGCCTGGGTGCGCAGCACCCACTGATCGGTGCCGTCACCGGTCGACGTCCAGAAGCGGGTGATGGTCGCAAGGACCTGCGCCCCCCCGCCCGCCGCAGTGGTCGCCTCGGTGAGCGTGTACACGTCGCCGGCGGCGGCGCCCAGGTAGCACAGGAATGCGACCGAGGCGCAGTTCCGCATGTCGACGTACACGTTGTCTGCCGCGGGGACGGTGTCGAAGACTCGTCCGAGTCCTTCCATGGTGGTGTCTCCTCTCTCAGATCAGGGTCAGGCGCGGACGGCGAGCTGCACGAACGGCGAAAGAGCGTTCGAACCGTTCTGGGGTGTGA